CTATGGTAAGCGTTTAAATCTTGAGCAAATTCTGGAGTCCATTGTGCTTTTAACTTACGAGTTTTAGCAGAAATAGTTTCAGATCTCATTTGAACATTGATCTCAGGGATAACAATTTGACTTGTAGATGCAGCGTTTGGAACAGCGTAGTTAGTACTACCGTCTGGTACACCTTCAAAATCACCACGAGTTGCGAAATCAGTCTTTTTGTTGTACGATACAGTTGTTTTTTGAGTTGATCCTGTAATTGGACTTAAGTTAAGAGATGTAGTTACAAAGAAAATAACTGTACCAGCAACTGCGTCGTACCTAGTAAATTGTTGTAGTATATTAGCAGCTGTCAAAGATCCTGAAGTAGCGATAAAAGCGCGAATACCATTCAAATCAATGTTGGTATCGATTGATCCAGTTACAATAGTAAGTTTCGTGATTTGTCCGTTAAGAACAGATTGAGATACGCTAGCGTCAGCGCTCAAGTCAGTAACCCAGTTAGGAGATCCTGAAGTAATACTAGTTCCTGCAACAGAAGCTGAGAATTGGTTGATAGAGTAACCAAAACGACCTGGGCCATAAAGACCACTAGCTGCGGTGTTACCAAATGTGCTATCACCTACTGTAGATTGAGTACCGTAAACTGAATTAGCTCCAGCTGTAGTACTAAAAGGCTTAGGTATGTTGTTACCATATTGGAAATCCAAGAAGAATACTAAACCAGCAGGTAAGTTCATTGGTTGAACAGAAACGAACTCTTTAGCAGAAATTTGACCGAAGATCTTACGAACTAACGGTAAAGCTACACCAGCCCACTGCTCACCAGCACCTGGAGTAAAAGTTGCACCTGATGTTGTTCCACCACCTGTGTTTGATTGTTCCATCACTAATTGCTTAGCTTGGTTTTCAAGGATAAGAGCCATATTGTTACGGTCGTAATCCTTTAGGCCTTCTAAAAGACCAGACTTTGCCCATTTTTTGGACAGTCTTTGTGCAACGCCTAATTGATTGTTGTAGGGGTTGGCACTTTCGAGTAAAGATTGTACTAGATTTGACATTTTTAAATGTTTTGTTTTTGTTAAAATTAATTATTTGATTCCAGCAAGTGTTTGCCATCTTGATACGAAAGCGTCCACTTCTACAATTGGTCTAGCTGGAGCTGATCCAATTGGTTTTGATGCGAAACCTAGTGACTCTTTAAGAGCTGTTTTCTTTGGTGCTGCTATGATAGATTCAGTAAGCGTTGCATAAGTATTTTCAACTTCTTTAACGTTAGTTGCTCTATCAAAAGCATTCATCACCTTTACCTTTTGACTTTCGTTTAATGATTTAGCTTTAAGGATCTTGTTGAAATAAAGAAGTTTAGCATTTAAAAGATTAATCTCATTAAGTTCAGTTTGCATTACTTTTACAGTTCTGTTAGCTTCTTCGAGATCTTTTTTCATTTTGTCTTTTTTCATTTCGTCAACACTGTGTGCATTTTTGGTGTTACCAGCAACATGCTTTGCAGGATGTGGAGCTTCTTCTTCCATTTGATCTTTTTCAAGCTCAGCTAGGATTTCATCTAAAGAGATTTCTTCCATTTCATCTGGTTGTGGTTCGCCGTCTAAGTTAATAGCACCGTTTTCTTCATCAGAAGCTGGTTCCATTTCACCGCCGCCCATTTCCATTTCACCACCTTGTAATTGAGTGAATACATCACGAATGATGTCTTTCAATTCTCCTACTGTGATATCTACAACTGTTTCATCGTCAGATGCTTCTTCACCACCTTCTACTGCGCCTGCTTCTGTGTCTGCTTCTTCAGCATCTTCGTCATCTTCAGCTTCGTGTAGTTTGTGATCGCCTTTAGTAGTTCTAGCTTTTTCATCGTAGCCAGTACCACCTTTGCCTTTTGTTCCAACGTAGCCGTCAGATTTGATGTGTCCTTCTTCAAGCTCAGACTCATTTTCCATTTCTTCGGAAATTGCGTTTAACTCAGCAAGGATTTCATCGAGTGTGTTTTCGTCTACCATTTCAGCGTTTTCATCTTTCATTGTGCCTTCATCTGCCATGTACATAGCTTCTTCCATTTCATATGGGGTTTCTTCTAAGTCATTGCCATCTTCAAGCTCTTCGGATAATTTGATTCTCATCATTTCTTTAATGCGAGGCTCAAACGCTTCTGATAAACTTTGTTTTGCAGCTGCTAATGCTGTTTCGCGCACTGCTTTTGCATCCAGGATTGCCTGTTTGTAAAGTTCTTGATTAGTCATTGTTAACTAAAATTTGGGATTTGATTGCTTATTGAGGGTTGGAAGCAATATGTATATTATGTTATTTTCAATGCCACATTGGGAAGTGACATATGTTGATAAATATCAACGAGTTATCAAAAACGGATAACTTTATAAAAATAATTAATAGGTAATTATTTATTACTAGGCTACTCTAGCTACCATTTGTAAAAACTTTTTAGCTAGATCTGGGTTATTCATCCAGCTTTTTATAACTTGTAGATTTGTATCGAAGGCATAGTCGTCATTAGTAGCAAATAACCACGGCATTGTCTCTTTATATTGCGGATCTTGTTTGACGGCCTCAACATCTTTATTTTTAAGATCTTGCGGTAGTTTTGCTATTAACTTCTTATAAGCTTCTTTTTGTGCAGGATCTTCTATTTTTGATAAGCTTTTTTTAATAGTGCCTATATAAGTGCCAGCATGTGCTGTAAATTCTTCGGGGGTTTGAAACATTCTCGTGTACTTCTCTACAGCATTTTTAGCTACGTTGGCATTAAACTTTCTGTTCTTTTCTGCTCCAACTCCTATTTTATTATATAATGATTTTTTAGCTGTTTTTGGATCTATAGCATGTATAAGCTCGTGTCTTATTACTTCCTCAAATTGCTGCTCATCGTGACTATCAAAATTGGCTAAATTAATTATAATGTGTTTTTTTGCTAAGTCTATTTTAGCTGTGGTATCGTCTGTGGCTTTTGTACCTCTACCTGCTGCAAAGTCTTCTGGATCATTGTATAGTCCAACGCTAACTCCTATTGTGTTTTGGTCTATTGGCGTTATCGTAAAGTAGTTTTTAAACTTTGATAATACTAGTGGATTAGTACCGTCCTGTGGTGCTTTTGTTTTTAAATCTTCAAGATTAGTGTGTACATATCTGTACAACTCCCCAGCTTTATCCATTTCCTCATCAGGAACTTCAATAGCTTTCCCTTCAGTAGCCAGTACTTCTTTTAATATATCAACTAGTTTAAGCATTACTTAAATTTTGAAGCAGCAAAGTTTCCAACACTTTTCATATCAACTCCCTTATTAGCAACGTCTTTAGCTACTGTTAACATTTTATTTAACAACGTATCTAATTGTACTAGCTCAGCAGTTTGTAGCTTCTGGCGAAGATCTCCACTTCTTAGCTCTTTTGCTATCTGTAGTAAATGTGTTGCAAATGCTTGTGTTGTTGTTGCTGGTTTAAATTCAGTACCTACTCCACCACCTGGTGTATGTTGTTTTACTTTACCGAGTGGGTCTTTTACTATTGGACTTGGTATAGCTTCTTCCATGTCAGTATTTTCGGTCATCAAACCCGCTAACTTTTGCATTCTTGTTGATTGGTTCATTGTTATGTTTTTTATATAAATATTACTTTAAACAGCAAATACCTGATTGGGTACAGAGGATATCTGATATTAGTCTATTAACTCCTTGGTATTTGTTTGTTTGTTGATTGTCTGGGTTGTATGATTCTTGTAATCCCATAGCTTGGTCTCTCATTCCTACTGGTGTTACGTATGCTCCAAATGTAGAAGGTGTTGAGACAAAATCCCAACAAATTAACTCTAAATCCTCTTCAACTTGAACAAGGCCTTCACCAATTGGTGATACAGATCCCATTGCTCTTGATGACACTCCTACATTAATTCCAGCTAAAAATAACTCTTTTAATATATTACCTGATGGTGTGTCTAAAATTTCAAATTCACCATAAAGATCTTCACCATCCCACCACATTTTTGTAATGTTGTGACATACGTTCTTTAGGTTTATAATGGATGATTCTGGGTGATCTAGTTCTCCTAGTGCTCTTTTATCTTTTACGGGACCTTCTGTATAAAGATCTGTTTGTATCTTTAAAGTACGATATGGGTATACACGGTGATTAGCATTCGGCTTTCCTGCCGCTTGAATTTTTCCTGATACCAGAAATGGTGCTCTTGGATTCATTCTACCTTCCCTCAGTTGTTGAGGTTGAGGTTTGAATAGCATGTACTCTATTAATACTTGTTTGCTCATTATCCTTTTTTTACGTACAAATTTTTAAAGGCTTGTGATGTTTCTGTCGATGCGTCAGGAGATACTACCGTAGGCATTCCTTTTGATGCAGGGTTAGCTGCATTTTTAAGTGTATATAATCCAACTTCTTCTAATTCCTTTTTGATACTCTTTGTTAACTTCTCTTTCAAGCTTTTAAACTTATCAAATGATTTTCCTAAATCTACCCCACCTCTAAATGAATTTTTTTTCTCTAATGCATCTAAGTCGTATACATCTGAATACATTCCAGCGTTATACATCGCTTTCATGCGATCATCCTTTCCTTTCATAAAGCCTGTTATTTTAACTTCTATACCGTCTGGTGCTACTACTACATCTCCTATATTAAATGTCTCTCCTGCTTTATTATTAGCTTGCTTAATTTCAGCTGCTGCTAACTCTTTACCTCTCTTTTCAGACGACCATCTTTCAAAACCAGTGTTATCTTTGTATTCATCAACATGCTTTTCTACGTGTGGCTTCAAAACATTACCTTGCTTGTGAACCACTTTACCGCTACTTAATTTTATTTCTGCTGTATTATCAGGAGTCATCTCTTCAATTACTCCGATTTCGCCTTCAGGGGTAACTACACTCTCTCCTTTAGCAAATTTTTTTCTTGGTTCACCTATTTCAAAATATTCTTCTAAGATGTTTTCCTTTAATCTCTGAGCAACACTCTCTTTCACTATCTTTACACCTTTTGGTAATCCTCTTGCTCTTTCTTTATTGCTTTGGTTTGTTTGTGTGTTTGCTTTTTCATCCTTTTTAAGGACTTTCATTGCATTCGCCTTATCAACTAAGTTATCTTTTTTAACTTCCTGTGTTCTTAATCCCTTATCTATCTTTTCAACAGCATCTGTATTGGTAATAATAAGGTCCATGTATGCTTTTGGATCTTTTACAAGATTCTTATAGGCTTTTACTTTTGCTTTTATTAAATTCTCATCTGTAACTTCTGGCATTTGTAATAATTCAAACTCCATACCTTTCATTAACTGTATGTAGTTTACACTATCAAACTCATGTACAATAGCTTCGTTTAAAGGCTCTGCTGCTTCACTTTTTAAATCTTGATAATCTTGTTGAATCTTTTCTACTGCTATTTTAGCATTTTGAGCGTTTGTTAAGTATATGTCAATTCCCATGAGGTCAAATGCTTTACCACCACCTATTTTACCTACTACTTTATCTTTTGATACTGTCACTGTTGCTTTTCCTCCACCATGTACTGGTAAAGTATCGGCACTAAAAGAAACGTTATCACCTCCACCACCTACATTTTTAAACCCTAATTTTTTAATTTCAGATGCCAATGCCGGATTAATATACTTTTCTAATGCTTTTCGCTGTTCGCCTCTTTCTTCTTCATGTTCATCACCAGTAAAACCTTTATCTTGGAATGATTTTAATGTTTTTGCCGCTAACCCCATTGAAATTTCAGTAACAGCTTGTTTATTAATTTTTTGAGAGGACCTTAAAAGTCCTTCATTTACTGTTGACTTCTCAACACTATCATTATCATTTAAACTTTTCTCCACTCCATTAAGAACATATGTTCTCATATCAATGAATTTAACTCCTTTGATTCTTTCACCATTACGTTTAATTATATCAAACTTATCTGTTGTGTTGATTTTAGTATTTTTATCTACCATTGTAGGAGTAGATCTCATACCAACCATTTCGTTAAATCTATTTTCAAGATCTTGATTAACCCTCATATCAATATCAAAGTCATCTGCTGCTGCTCTATTATATTCTTCCTTATCATAATCTACTACATCAGGTACGTGATTGCCAGTTGCAAAAAATACTAACTCTCTTGCAAGATCGTCAGCAGTCGATGTTCCAACCATATTCGTATTACCATCAATATCAAAGGTTGGTAATGCCTCGCTTGCTTTTTCCCAAGTCACATCGTTAATGAGGTCGTCTTGCCACATATTTTTTAGGGCTACTTCAATTGCTTTTGGTGTGATTTGAGCCGATCCTTCACCCATATAATCCCATTGAGATAGTTTAGCATCTTCACCTGGTCCTGGATCGTATTCATCGCTTGTTGTGTGACTAGCAACTAACATTTTAGCAGCTTCTTCTGCACTAGTTTTTCCAAACTTACTCACAACCTCTTCTGGTCTATTTTGTAGTTGTGTCATTACTTTACCGTATACGGCTGATGATAGTTGATACTGCATTTCTCCAACAATGTTCTTAACAGATTTTAACCATTTATCACTTTGATCATCCCCTTCACCCATATAATCCCATTGAGATAGTTTAGCATCTTCAGCGTCTTTTTCCATATTATGACGCTTTTCCATATCTGCAAATTCATCGTCGTCGTTACCTTCGTGTCCTTCAATATCAACAACGTCTCTAGGATACTTTGCTGCAAGTTCCTCTGCATCAATTCCTTGTTCTGCTGCTATGTATTCAATTGCTTCTTCGTATGAGTTTCCTCTTGCAAGTAGATCCTTAATGTCCTGTTCAACTTGATCATTACCTCGACTTGATTTCCAATTTGATAATATACCACCCATTTGTGGGGTGTTAAATATATTCTCACTTATAATTCTTTTACTTTTTAATATACTTACAGCATCTTGGTATGAATTTGTAGAAACAATCCATTGTGGGAAGTCTCTACGCACATTAACCATGAAATTAGCTTTAGTCATTTTGCCTTCTAAGAGGTCCTGGTATTGTCTTGTTATATTTTTCATACTAATAAATAGAGTTATCTACCCTGTCCTACGTATTTCTTTGGTCTAGGACTGTGTTTGTTGTAAGATTTTTTAACTGTTCCATTTTTTCTTTTGCCGAAAGTTGCTTTACTACTTGAAGTCGATCCCTTTGCTATTGCCATTTTGATTATTTTTTACCTTCCATCATATTACCACCTTGTAACTCTTCCGCAAAGCTTAATATTGCATTTGTTAGTTTTTGTTTTGATTTAACATCAGCTTGTAATGCAGCAATTGTATTATGTAGTGCCTCTGCCTGTGGTCCTGGGTATTTGTCTGTTATTTTTCCTTCCTGAAATAGTCCGACTTCAGCTCCGTCTTTATCCAACTCTAGTACATCTTCGTACATACTACCAAATGGTAAATCGCTGTCAGTGCTCATGCTACCACCTTGTGCGTTCTGCATAACACTTTCTACGTCTAGGCCTGGAAATTGATCTTCAATTTGCATTGCTACTTGTTCAGCATCCATTCCTTGTTGTAGCAAGTTCTCTGCTACAGAAATTGCTTGATCGTATGCTAGGTTCTCGTTTAGTTTGGTTGCTTTTGAGTATGCTCCTAGTCTGTTTTCAGTTAAGTACCTTTTAAAGTTGAAATTATCCGCCATCTTATTTTATTTTTTTTAATTTTGTATACGCTTCAACAACCTTTGTATTTATTTTTTCAAATAATTTCTTTGTATTGTGTCTATACTCCATTTGCTCCTCTCCCTCCGATAACTCACCTCTCATTTGATTAGTGTACTCCAGTAATCTATTAATTTCCTCGAGTTTCTTATGTATCATCTTAGCAGCTTCATGCATTTGCTGTGGCTTTGTTCTTGTTAAAGCCTCTCTCTTAAATCTATGATAGTTTTCATTTAAACTTTCTAGGTTTGAATCGTTTACTAATACGTTTAATCCCAATTCACTAAACACTACTGTAACTTCAGCTCCACTAATATCTTTTACAACTCCCTCTGCTCCTTTTGTTAGTATTTTACTACCATACTTTGCAGTTGGACCTTTGTAAATTACCTGTTCACCCTTTGTTAAATCTTCCCATAAATCCTTTACAATAACACCCTGCATACCAGATTCACCTCTTTTTACCTTCTTCATACCATCCTGCGTCAAGGTGTGTATATCTGCTTTACCGTGTGCAAGCATTGGAGCGTCCTCTTTCATCTCTGGTCCCATGTATTGCTTCTTAGATGCATGTAGGCTTGGATTGAAAGCTCCTGCTCCTGTACTCATTGACCCTTCCTCGCTCATTCTTTTAATAGCTTGAGCGATTCTAATAGCTTCTTCGTGAGTTAAAGGTGTACGAGCAACTACCTTATCCGCTAACATCTTAGCAGCTTGGTCGCCAATTTTTACGTACTGGACTAGATAATCTACTATTTTAGTATAGTAATCATCAATATCTTCTAGTAAAAACTGCTTTTGAAATTGTATACTCATTACTTGATTACTTTTAACTCTTCTACTAGTTGATAATATTCCATTAATCCTACTAACGATTCATCCCTCACTGGTTCCCCTGTGTTGATAGGTTTAATTAATTTAATAGCTTCTTTTAATTTAATCTGTGTTACTCTATCAGTTACATTTTCTAATAACGCTGTTAATTCCTTCTTAACCTTATCAAATTTATTATTTAAGTATATCTTTAACTGTTTTGTATCTGATATATTGTTTATATACTCTTTGAGTAGGTTTTTTTGGTTATCTGATAATCCTGAATACTTGTCATTAAACTTTTCTACTAGTATTTTGTAAGCAAGTAGCCGTATTTCCTTGTCCTCCTTCATAAATTCTTCAACTGCTTTAGATGCTACCTTCCTTTCTGTAAGCGATTCCTTAGTTACATGCTCTAGTAAAGTCACTTTATTTGATATAATCTGCTTAGTATCAATACACTCAGTGCTAATTTGAGACTCAACTAACGTATAAACCGCTGCATATATCTTATAACCGTTAATTTTTGCCTTGAAAAAATTATCAAGATCGTAGTATTTCTTAATTTCTTTAATTAACTTATACTTTTCAACGTTTAATTTTGCTCTATCTAATTTTTTAGACTGCTCAAGCACAGTGTTAACTAACATCTCAGCCCTACTCTCTGTAAGTATTGGAGTATTTAGTACCGTGTTATACAGTTCACATTCCTTCTGTAATTCTGTATTTATGAAGTATTTTTTAAAGATTTTTACAGCTTTAGGGTCTTTGTTCGACATCAAATCTGACGTTGCTTGTCTGACCAATAGCTCAAAAAGCACTCCGGTATTCTTATATTTGCTATGCTTTATCATACAGTTTTTGCTTGCTTATAAATATCAGGGAGTTATGTTAAGTCTGGCTTTATTTGATTCTCATTCAATAGGTCGCTTTCTTTGAATAAATCCGTATTTCTTTTACCGAATTGCTCCAGTAACACTCTATTTTTATAATAAACTGTCTTGGTGACGGCATTTTCTAGTGCTAGTGGTGATCCTCCTTGGTATTTTACCTTCAAACCATTCTCTCCTGATTTAGGTTTTGATTTGATATCATAAGTACCCATCCTATCTGATCCTAATGGATCGTCAGATGTATTGATAAGCGACACCTTCTCTTGTGGTCTGCCTGGTAATTTTACTGGTTCTGATGGGTTCATCTCATCGTAGCCTTGTGGTACTTCAGTATTAGCTAGGTTGGTGTTGCCATATCCACCATACATTGATGCGATTTGGTGTGGTGTTCCGTATACTTGGCCTGTTACAGCTGGGTCGTTGCCTTCTTCTTCAATTTGCTTGGTTCTAAAGGATCTCTTAGCATCTTCAGCAATAAGATCTCTATACTCGTCAAACTCATCTTCAGAGAAGTGAAATATTTTATCATAGATCCAATCAGTTGGCATTAATTTATTCTCAAGCATTTGAGCTGCTAGATCTACTTTCTCTTTCATCAATGCTATACGCTCTTGATCATAGATAATTGACGGTGTAGTTAGTGATATTTCAAAATTAGCAATTGATTCGTTAGTATATCCATTTGCATATAGATGTACTAAGCCAATTTTAGTTAACTCACTAAGCACTATACGTTGTAAACGCTCAATTGTACGAGCAAATCTAATATCTTCAGCTGCCAAAGTTGCTTTACCTGTCAAATCTTTTTCATATCCAAGAAATGCTTTCGGTATTTTAAGTGCTGCAAATAATTTATTTAGTAGGTAGTTTATATCCTCAATACCATTATACTCTAATGCCTTTGCTGTATCGATACGTGTTGATTGATCATTCCCTCTTACTGGTATGAAGAAATCTTCCAACATATTCTGTACGTTATACTTTAGGTTGTAGTTTCCTGTTTGAGGATCTACTAGTGGATTCTTTTTCATCTTACTAATCATTCTCTGCATGTAGTTTTCTACCTCATTAGGTGGAATAGCTCCTACATTTACATAGAATATCCTTCTTTCCGGAGCACGAGTGATACGATGAATTAACATCGCATCTTCCATCAATACATACTGTTTAAATAACTTCCTTGCAGGCTCTAAGTATGATCTACCGTACGGTAGGTAGTTAATATCTCCAATTAATCTCAGATGAGCCATCTCGTAATTATAGAATGTAACACCTTGATCTGTATTTTGATATGAAGTTGAGTAACCAGCCGATGCTCCTAATGCAGCTGTTGGATCATATTTGAAAATAACCTCTGATGGATTACTTGGGTTTGTTCCTTCTAGTCTTACAATATTATAGGCTGAGAATGGTATTACGTTGTAAACGCCAAACTGCTCGGCTATTTCCATTTTCAAAAAGAAATCTCCATACTTACACATAGTCCTAATCCAGAACCATAGATTAAATTCAATATTTAAAATGTCGTAGTATAGATTATATAATATCTTTTGAATATTTTCGTCAGCTGATCTGATTTGTAGTACTTCACCTTGTTCGTTTTTAAGTGTACATTCATCAGCTATAATATCTAAAGCAGATGCTATAATTGGATCAGTATCCATTGCTTCATACTCAGCATATATTTGTACACGAGCGGATTGATAGTTTTGTGATAAGTTTAAGTTAACACCATACGATGTTGATGTCGTATACACTCTATTGAATCGATCAATAAGTGCATTTGTTTGCAACACGCCGTTTGTCTGTATACGGTCAACGTCAACTGTTTTTAATTCTCCACCATCATTTCTAATAATGACGTCAGTTGAAAATAATCTTTTTAAACCTGAGAAGAGGTTTCTTTGTTGTTCTGCCATAATATATTTATATAAGCCATGTTAAATCTGCTAAGCCATCAGCTCCTGTATCCATTTGCCATGGATTGTTTGTAAACGTGTTACCACTATGGTATACTTGGTAACCTTGGTCCGCTTTTGAGAAACTGTTTAAGCTTGCATATGTTAAATTAAATGCCGTTTGTCTAAATCTAAGAGCCGTATCACGTAGAAATAATCCTATTGACCAGGGCATTACTAAGTCGTCATTATACCCATACATAGCTTGAGGTTTCTGGTTTTTCCAAATAAAGACTCTAAGTTCGTTTAATAATCTTTGAGATTTTATTACAACGCTCTTATCCTCCATAAAGGATCGCATTTTCTCTACTACTAATGGTCGTGTTTTCTGATTCATTGAAAAGCCTGGAACCATCCCGTCTCCTCTTTCAAATTTAGTAATGTACTGATCTATTTGTGTTGCAACCATTTCTGATTTTGGTGAGTAATATAAATTATCATACCCTCTTTCTTGTATCGTTGTTACAACATCCCATCCAATGCTACTATTCTCAACTACTAGTAGTGCATTATTCCACTCCGTTGCTACTGCTACAAGGGTATGTGCAAAATCTTTTGTCGGTAACTGTGCTTTGTATTCTGCTACCTGTGTTACATCCTCGATATCTATTATATGATAAGTTGAGTAATCCTTTCCATCACCCCTAGCTACGTCGGCTACAACCATATATGTCTTTGTTGGTTCTGGGTATGCCCATAGCCAGTAGTTCTTATCATATCCTCTTCTTTCAATTGGCTCCGCTACATACGTTGTGTCAAACCAATTAAGAGTATCCGGTTCTAATACTGTGTCACCTGAAGTCGAAAAGTCGCAGTCACACTCTTGTGCAGCTGCTCTTACTCCTAACTGCTTTGTTTGCTCGTCACGCCAACCCAGCTCCCTTTCTGGATGTACTGTCCATGGTAGACTTACTGGTGTGAATTTATTTTCACCAGTTTGAGCACCAATGAAGGTTGTATGAAACCAGTTACCTACTCCATTAGGAGTTGATAATGTTATACATTTACCACCTGTTGCAAGTGTTTGTTGCGCAGCGGTAAAGATATCGTCTATCCTATCAATAAAAGCAGCTTCGTCTATTATAAGGAGTGATACAGCCTCTGAACGAGCTGAGTCAGTTGCTGCTGATACTGCTTTAATTTGTGATCCATTCTTTAGTCTTAGGCTAAGACGATTGTGCTCAATCGTTGGAAGCTTCATCCAGTTTGGAAGGTTCTCATATGCAAATCGAACTTTAGTTACAAGGTTCTTTGCAGTTGCTTGTGTTGTTGCTAATACAAGTATGTTTTTATCTTGGTGAAACAACATCATCCAAAGTGAATATGCAGATGATAGTGTTGATATACCGAGCTGTCTTGATTTATTGATAATAAGGTAATCTTCTCGTTCAAACAACCTTAATAGCTTATCCTGGAACATATATAATCCGAAATTCATCCTTCCTCTAGTAGGATGTTGGATGGTATAGTACTTTTTCATAAAGTACGCAGGGTCCTGCCTACATTTAATAAGTTCCTGCTTTATAGCATCTTGTATATTTCCGGCATTTGGAGTGCTCAAATCCTTATTCTTTATTAATAAATAGTAGTGTCTATAGCATTAGCTATATATAGAAAAAGGAAACCCAACCTTACGGGGTTGGGTCGACCAAGGGATTCTATCCCAGGGGTGGTTTTGTTTCTTTTATAGTTTCTTCTTATTGTATTTTTTATGATTCTGTTGTTTCAGCTTCAGTTTCTTCTGGTGGTGGTGCTGCTGCTAATGCTTCTTCTGGTTCACCAGATTCAGTTGCTGCTTGCTCGCCCTCCTCAGGTCCTTTAACTTTGATAGGATTTCCTATAATAAGTAGTCGGGATATTGCTTCCATACATCTCTCTTTCTCACCTATTGTCTGTAGGTAAAACTTCTTGCCTGATACATTAGCTTCGTATGCTTTACCTAAATACGTTAGGAAGATGTCCTGATCGTTGTGTAATACTATTCTAAAAGTTGTTGGTTTTGGTGCTACGATGTATATTCCTGTAATATAATCCTTATAAGCACTTGACATTAGCATTTGCAACGTCTCTGCCATTGTTGGATATTTTTTAAGAATAAACCCCATAGGATCATCTTCGAACGTCTGTACGTTTGGCTCCATCCTTTCGGCTTCTTTTAAAATTAATTTTCTAATAATTGCTTTACTATCCATTATTTATTTTTTATTATTCTCATATACTGCAAAACCTGGTGTAGGCTCTTTTTGTTGTTGTTGTTGCATTTGGGCTCCCTGCTCTATCATATACTCTGTCACTGAGTGTATATAGTCAGATGCTAGTGTGATGTACGCTGATATCCAACCCGGTAATTGGTCGTCTGGTTGAATTATATTTTGCAGCTTAGATGCATTTGAGATTAAGTCTCTCAATTCAGCGTCAGCCATTGTGGCTTCATGGTCGTGCCCATGTGTGTAGTCTATTCCATTTCTCTCGCAATCACCACATTCATTTATAGGAATCTGTACTAAGTCTTTTAATTTAAACATTATTTTTACTTTTTTAATTATTATAGTCCTTTTAATCCAGTATCTTTTTTCTTAAAATAACGATCTCCTTGTGCCATTATTCCATTTGCCCAACCTATCCACTTTTTCCAATCAGTTTGCCATTTTGTTTTTACAGTCGGATCCATTAGCTCATTGTATGAATCTTGTAATTCTTTTTTTTCTTCTTTAGATCCGTTAGTATAGGCATCAACTATATTAGCTGCTAAAGCTGTTCTTACGTAGTCTGCAAAATCATCTTTCAGCTTATAAATATTGATTACTAAGAAGTCCCTAACACGAGCATCGTTTTTATATTGTGATTGTTCGTACGGATTTATTATAGCGTTGTGTATAAACTTACCAAATCTGATGTCATCTACTTCATTTTCCAATGTATCGACTGCGTCTGCTACCGATTGATTTTCCTCTTTACTCTTTGTAAATCCGTGTAATGATAATGCTTCGTATACACCTTTTGTTATCTCGTGTATTAAAATTGGAAAGCATACACCTAATGCTTTTATATGTACAACTGGTTTTTTAGTTGCTTCTGATATACCATTTGTTACTGTGACCCTACTACTACCACCTCCCTGCTTATTGCCCATCTGCACCATTTGTAACATCATTGCTACCGTACTTTCGTCGTGGTATACTCCAAATAAATTTCTAGTAAGCTCAGCGTACTGTTCTAGTAATTTAGGATCTATTGAGTTTATATAATCAATGTATAAATCTTTAAATTGAAAGTCTTCTGTACCTTTAATAGCCGCTCCTTGTGTACTTGTATTAATCATTCGACGTCTCTGCTCATCTGTAAAAGCTTGATCTTCAGGTTTAGTTTCTTCGTCTAAGCTAGCATTTACGTCTGATATTGTTGTTAGCTTTGCTTCTAATTGATATCCAGAGAAATCAATTACTGGGAACATTTCTTTTACTAATTCTATTGCTAGTGGCTCTAGTTCATCTTTATAGGGAGCCTCCATGCTAGATAATATGTTAAGTATCTCTTCTGACTTAATACTTGTTTGTATACCACTTTTTTTACCGAGTGCAACTTTAGATTGACCCTTTAAACCCTTCATCAGGGTTGGTGATAACATATTGCTGTGTTTAGGCATTATTTTTCTTTTTTAAATCTACTTACGATTTTACTAATTGTAACATCTTTATCTGCTTTTGGTCTCGTATCCGGTGACTCTGTTGGAGGTGTAAATGGATCATCATCTTCTTCTTCTTGTGTTCCTGGCTCTACTACCTCTTTATCCTTTTCTCCTGGGTCAGGTGCCCATGCAGGTTGATTTTCTCTAAGCACTTGCTCTGCGAGTTTTCTAATTAATTCTATTTTGTTTGTCATGTTATTATTTTCGCTTATATTATTGTTTTGCATTATAGTTGGCAAATCATTTGCCGATCTATACTGTCTAAATTGAGTAGCTGTAATAACCCCGTGTATATTACCTGGTTGTGACGCTATAATTCCAACAACTGTTCCTGAATTAAGAGTTGCTATGTATAAAGCACTGGCTGTTCCTGCTAACTGATATGCTGATGTTATCCGTCCTCTACCTCTTAGTAGACCATTTCTTGTATCAGTTCCTCTATCTGCACGTATATTTTTAACCGTACCACCTTGCCTTAATTTATTTTGTAATCCAGTAGGTAGACTTGTCCAACTAAGGCCGTTGTCTGTAAATACCTGTTGCAAGTTTACATTACCTCCTGCAGAGTTTGCTGGTAATGCTTCTGCCGTGGCTGCTGTTCCCGTTGCTGGTCTTTGTGCTCTTGGCTGTGCTTCTCTACC